GGTGTAAAATGATTAGACAGATGTCTGAATTACCACTATTATTTGCAGTAGTAAACGATGATGTTGGTGAAATTAAGGAATATTTTATGAAGCATCCATCTATTATCCAAAAATATTGGAATAAGCCTATCCGTATTGAATTTTACAAACCTAAAGATAAAAAGATTAAAAATATCCCAAAAGATTTAAAAGATAAATTTATTAAATATTTTATAGGAGTTTTTCTCAGCAGAAATGAAGAGGAATTTTGCGAGAATTATATCCGTTATTGTGATGCAAAAGAAGAATTGAGAGGGTTAGTTTGTGATAGTAAGATTATTAACATTGAAGAAGAAAAAATTTGCTCCACATGCCAAGAAAAAATTGGTGAAGAAACTTATGTCAAAATAAGCGAACCTGCTTTGCCAACTCGTTATTATCATTTACATTGCTATAATGAGGAGGTGTAAAATGTGTATATTTCATAAATGGAAATATGTAAGAAAATATTTTAAAGATAGTTTTGAAGGAGTCGAATTTAATAATTATTATTACCCTTACAGGATTTGTGTAAAATGTGGTATTGCACAAGAGGCAATTCACGATTTTTGGTCTCCTTTATCTCCAGTAAAAACCAAGATTTTAAAAGAAATGATAGTTGATAAAGGAGATTATTTTGAGTTAGTTAAAAAAGATAATCCTGATGAAATAGAGATTGGATAGATGGAATGGAGAGGATTTAAAATGAATATATTTGAGACAATTAAAAACATATACCAAAAAAACAATAAAGAAATCTCTAATATAGAGAGATGGGAGTGTATCGCCCTAAATAAATGGTTAAGTTTTGATAAAGATAATTTGAATATTTTAAATAAATTATTGCCGTATTTATTTTATGTTGAACCAAAACACTATTATTATCTTTTATTTTTTAATATTCCTAAAAAATATAAAGTTCCTTATTTAAAATATATAAAGGGGGTTGACAAAAAGGAGGATAAATTTATAAATAAAGTAGAGTATATATTAGGATGGAGCAAAAAGGAGATGGATAAAAATTTAAGGGTTGTTAAGCAGGTTATTAATAAAAAAGAGTGGCAAGATAAAATAGGAGGTTAAATATGCAAACTTTTTTATTTGATAATGGAGACTTATCTGAAAAGCTTAAAAAAGAGGAAGAAGTATTACTAAAAATTTTAAAAGAAAACAAATATTTGGAAAAATTTTATAGGGAAGGACACATTTTTAAACTGCCAGACAAATTGGAAAATAGTATGCCTTTGGGTCTTAGGAAACACAAATTAGACAAAAATATATCCAATAAAAAAGTTTTAAATAAAAAATATGAAATTGTCTTTTTATTTGAAACGGAAGAAGAGAGAGATGCAGTTTTAAAATATTTAAATGTAGGGAGTAAAGTTATTGATGGAGATATTTTAAAATCTATAATTGTGTTTTTAATTAAGAAATATAGGGAGGGGGGAAATGGGTAAGATTATATTGCCACAAACATATTGGGGCATCAGGTTTACAGCAGACGCCGCAGATTGTGCATTGCCTATTTCAATAGACTCCAGGAGTGGTTGCACATTTAATTGTTTATATTGTTTTAGCAATAGTTTAATGAGGGATTGCGACAGAAATTTAAAAAAGAAAACTCAGCTCGAGAAGTTAGGAGCTACACAGACAGAGTTCAGTTTGGAAAAGTTAATTAAACTAATAGAAAACAAATATGAAAGACCCCTTTATAGGTTAATGTCTAATTTAATTAATAAGGGTCTTGTTGTGCAGTTGGGTGCTTTAGGAGACCCATTTGACCATTTTGAAATAAAAACTCGCTGGACTTATAGATTTTTAGAATATTGTATAAAAAATAATATCCCTGTAAGAATATCAACAAAAGGAGTTCTTTTAAAAAGAAAAGAATATTTAGATTTACTAAAAGGAGCAAAAAACATTATGGTTGCTTTTAGTATAATAACTCCCGACGAAGATACCGCTTCTAAAATAGAGATTGGAGTTCCCACTCCCCAAGAAAGATTTGAGTGTATGCAAGCCCTATCTGAAATTGGTATTAAAACAAGTTTGCGTTATAGACCTATTATACCACCATTAGCAGAAAGAGAGTATAAAGGCAAGCCTCAATATCAAGTAATGATTGATTTAGCTAAAAAGGCAGGCAGTAATATTATAAGTTTTGAAACTATATTTTTAAGTCAAAATGCAACCCCCAAACAAGTTAATTATTATAAAAAAATTTGCGAGGCAATAGGAGACCTTTATTTTGTAGCCAAATTTAAATATTATAGTATAAGAAAGCAAACCTGCTTGCGGCAAAATAGGTTAGTTAAGTATAAATTAATTATGAATATAAGGAATTATGCTAAAAATAATGGATTTACGGTTGGTATTAGTGAGCCCCACTTTAAAGAGTATGGAGATTACGGCTCTTGCTGTGGTATTTCCAGGAAAGACCCTATATTTGGCAATTATGGCACAAGTTTAACTGATATTGTTATTTTAGGCAGAAAGCATTATCAAAAAACAGGTGAAAACATGCTCTTTAAATTTGATGATTGGATTCCAGAGTGGGCAAAATATGTAAAAAGGGTAGAGATGGCTAATAATGGAGATAAAATAAATAAGATGAGAGAAAAGGAGCATACTTGGCACGACTTTTTAAATAAACTATGGAATAATCCAAGCCATCGGAGAAGCCCCTTTAATTATTTTGAAGGAATTTTACAGCCAGTTGACTACGATGAAAAAGGTAATGTTATTTATAAATATGTTAATTGGGTTGGTCAAATATATGACCCAGAAAGTTTGCCTAAATTGGATGTAAAGCTTGACTCTAAACTTCAAGAAAAAGATTGTGAAAGCGAAGTTAGTTTAGAGGATATTCGTAATATAGCAAGGGGGTTAGCATGAACAAAAAATTTAATGCTTTTTTAGAACTAATAAGAGACCAGTTTACTTACGGGGCTAAAAAATATGGTTTAAAAAATGTTAAAGATAGGGAGTCAACCGATATTTTATTTGATACTTTTGGGAAGGGCTGGCTTTTCGGGACATGTGCGAAATACTTGTTTCGCTTTCGTAATTTACGGAGGGAACGAGACATGTTGAAAATTGCCACCTACATGATGCTCATCTGGTTAAAGAGAGGCTTCTTTTTAGACGATAAAAGAGTCGCTCCAATAGATACAAATGTAGAGTTAAAAGAAAAATACTTTCCAGAGTTTTGTAGAAGAGCAGAGAGATTTTATAAAAGATTTAAAGATAATTATAAGGGGGTATCTTTTGAGATATTACTTAGAGAGATAGAGCGAGTTTTGGCTAATTGGACAAATATAGAGTGGAAAGATTTAAAAGAGTTTGACATATTTAGGATATTTACCCATTGTTTTGTAATATGGAAGAGATTTTTTGGAGGCAAAAAAACACACGATACTGATACTTGGCTGGAAGGAGGCAAGAAGAAATGATAAGGGATGACGAGAGCAACATTATTGGGTGGTGTGCATACTGCAAAGACCCAATATATGAGGATGAGGATTTTAGACATATTAGTGGATTTTATTATCACGAGTTTTGTTACAGGCAGATGAATGAGATTTATGATAAAAAATATTATGACTATTTAGACGAAGACGAAATAGAAGAAGAGTGATGTTAATAAAAGACGAGAAAGTAATATTAGTGGATTGGGGATATTTTATGTTTACTGCTATTTATCAGAATTATAGAGATGATAATCTCCCGTCTACTTTCCTTGCTCTCACTATGCTATTTAGTGCATTAAAAAAGGTGGGGATAGAGAGAGATGATTTAGTAATTATTGCTTGTGATAGTGAGCAAGGGAGCTGGCGTAAGCAGTTGGACAGCAATTATAAGAGTAATAGGGCAGAGATAAGAGCCAAACAGGACATAGATTTTGAGAAGGAGTTTAAAAAGTTTGATGAGATGTTGGCAAATCTAAATCTTGCCACCCCCTTTCATATTATTAAAATAGATTTATTAGAGGCTGACGACATAATAGCCGTTGCTACACAAGTTTTTAAAGATAAAAAATGTATAATTATAAGTGCTGACAGTGATTTTGAGCAGCTTTTTGTTTATGATAATGTCCATATTTACTCCCCCAAATCCAAAAAATACAAATTGAGACCATCAAATCCTTACTCTGTTTTGCTTAAAAAAATAAAAAAAGAGAGAGCAGATAATTTAGTAAGTCCCATATTAAATGAGAGGGATTTTGAGATTAGGAAGCAGATAGTTAATTTAATAGAGTTACCACAAGATATATATGAGCATGTAAAAAGTGTATTATTACATTTGCCGTCCAAAAGTTTTAATCCTGACATTATCTCTTATCCCTATGTGCGTCAATTATTTGCTAAAATATATAATAAAAATGGAGCAATTACTTATAGACAAAGTTTTAAACGAAATAAAAAAATAAAAAATAGGGTTGACAAATTAGCCATTTAAAACATAATATATAGTAGATAAACAAAAAGGAGGTAGATGATGAGGGTAATAGCGTTTAGTAAAAATGGTGCGATGTTAAAAATTGGTGAAGATGAAAAGACAGCAAAATGGTATTTTTTAACCGATGCTGTGAGAGATTATGTTGGCAGGAATATAAAAAGGGGGGACGAAGTTGACATCCGATATGATACCAACGATGGAAAGTATACTATTACTTATATCTCTAAAAATGGAGGGACAACCCAACCAAAAACAACAGCAAAAAGTAGTAAAAGTAAAGAAGAGAGAGACGAAATTACGAGAATGAGCGTATTAAGAGCAGTTTGTTCCGCTATAGTAACTTTACAGGGGCAGGTTGACATCAATACATTAGGAGATGTAATAGAAGAGTTATACGACAGATTTTTACAGAAGATTAAGGAGTGAAATAATGAGGGGTGAGCCTGTGCATTCAACGCTAATGACACGGCACGGTGGGCATTATGCTCATCGACAGGGGAAGGAGTTAATCCTTCCTATAGGTGCACAGGCATTAGTCCCCTCTCTTGATAGTTCGTGGGGTGTGGGAGAGGTTTCAACGCAATTCTGGGTTGCCGTCGCCTCTTCCGTTAGTCCCCACTTTTAATAAAGGAGGTGTATGATGCGTAAATGGATTTTGAATAGTTTAGATGACATTATGATTTATAACACTGCCGATACTACCAATTACGAAGGTTTTAAAGCTTGGCTAATGTCTGATAAAGAGAGAGTAAAGCAGTTGTGTATGACTGGTAGTTTAGTTAATACTTTTTATGTTGATGAATATAGATTATTGGAGCAGGCTTTAAGTGTTTTTAGAGAAGTAGCTAAAAAAGACTCTAAATATCTGGCAAAGTGTTTAGTTGAAGGACGCAATAAAGGTTTTATGAGAACGGTAAACATATTGGGGCTTGCCGTATTGTCTTTATATGATATAGAGGAATTTAAAAAGATTTTTAATCAGGTAGTGCTTACAGGTAATGATATGGAAGACTTTTTAGACATAACCAGAAGGATGAGGGGGTTTGGCCGGGCAATAAAGAAATCTATAATAGACTGGGTAAAGAAGAATGTAAATGAATTTTATGCTATCAAGTATCGTAATCAGATTATAGATGCTATTAGGTTGTCCAGACCCAAATTGGAAGGTTGGCTTTATGACTGGATAATGTATCCCGTGCATAAAAAAGAGAGGGAAATGATAGAAATCCCAGTTAATAGCCAAGTAGCTCATTATGAACAGGCAGTTGATGCTATTAAAGAGGGGAAATGGAATGAAGCTATAGAGCATATAGAAGAAGGCAAGTTAGACTGGATGTCTTTAATCTCTTATGGAAACCCATCCAAAGAAGTATGGAAGGCATTGAGTAAGCAGATGGGAGTTAACGCTTTGCTCAAATTATTAGGCAAATTGGACAGGGAGGAAGTATTTAAAGACGAAGAAATGGTAGATTTTGTTAGGAATAGGTTAATAGTAAATAATCTCCAAAAGGCAAAGGTCTTTCCTTTTAGACTTTACATTGCTTATATGAATATAACAAATCAAGAGATTAAAAATATATTAGCTGATACATTAGAAGAGTATGTTAAAGTTTATGACTGGTCTCGCTGGCAGGGTAAGTTTGCTGTTTGTCCTGATATTTCAGCCTCAATGACTTGGAGAGTATCTGGGTCGTCTTTAAACCCTGCTACGGTGGCTGGTTTATTTAGTGGTATTTTATATAAAGGGTTGAATACTGTAACTTTAATACCCTGGGATACACAAGTTAGATTAGGATTAGTAAGACCAAAAATAGATAGTGTTTTATCCCATATTGAGACCATTGCTGAAGCTGATGGTGGTGGAACTTTTATGGAAGCACCCCTGAGGTATTTATTGGCTAAAGAGATAAAGGTAGATTACTTTATATTGATTACTGATAGTGAGGAATGGGGCAGTGGTTGGTTAAAAGACTGGATTAAGTATAAAAAATTTGCTCCAAAAGCCAAAGCAGTTCTTATTAGAGTAGATGCTTATCCTACCCGTCCGTTTAGTGATAAGGATACTGTAAAGTATGATATTTATCAGGTGTTTGGCTGGAACGATAATGTAATAAGGTGGATAGAAGAAGTAGTTTTGAAAGGGGATGAAAGATGATTGGGGATATTAGAGCAAGAGAACTTGAATTTGCAGGTGCTAAAGTTGTGATAACCGAATTTGGAAGCGTTTATGTTTATACGGAAGGAGATGTTCATATTTTAGGGTCTAAAAATGTTTTTAGAGAACAGGGAATTGGGAAACACTTAAAGGAGGTAAAAGATGAAGTTAGAAGGTAATCTTTATACTTTATTAATTGTCATTTGTATTTGTGCAGTAATAGTTACTTTGGGGGCTTTATATTTTTATAACCAGAGGGTAGAGATGTATATTAAAAATGGTTATATCAAAAAGACTGTTCCTGGTCATGATTATCCTGTCTGGACTAAAGATTATACTTATGAGAGAAAAGTTTTAAAGTATTAAGGAGGTATAGTTGCAACAGGTTAGTGATAAAATTTTAGATTATCTCCATAAAAAATATAATATTAAATCTATAAAAAGAGGCAAGATAACTTATTTTTTATGTCCGTTTTGTAAAAAAGAGCCTTTATCTGCTACAATAATCCCCTTTGCGAATAAATTTAATTGTTTAAATTGTAAGCGTAAAGGGGATATTTTTTATTTAGTTAGAGAGTTGGAGCAAGATAAAAAAGATTTTACAGATGAGCAGATAGTAGAGTATCTGGCTAAACTTTTAAACTTAAATATTGTTTTGCCAAGCGAGTTAGAGAAAGTTATAACATTTTACTCTTTACACCAATTTGATTTGTTGCCACTAACTCCAAATGGAAAAATCCCCATAGAAAAAGACTGGGGAAACCAGAGCCACAAAGATAAACAGGGGTGGCTTAACTGGATAAAAGAAGGATTAAATATTGGAGTAAAGTGTGGGGCAAAGAGCAATATTACTGTCATTGATATTGATGACTCAGTTATCCCAGAAGAGATAGCTAAAATAAAAGGAGACCCTTTAATACAAAAAACTAATAGAGGTTGGCATTTATTTTATTTATATGAGAAAGATTTACCTACTACTCGTATAGACGATTTAAAAATAGATATTTTAAATGATGGCAAGCAGGTTATAGTTTATCCGTCAATAATAGATAATTATTTGCGTAAATTTGTTACTCCTTTAAAATTGGAGCGTATGCCAGAGGAGTTAAAAGAGCTTATTAAACAGCGTATTACTATCCCAAGTTTAAAAACTAAATCGGAGCAGATACAGGAGAATATAAATACTGAAGATTTTAATTTAGCAATAATAGATGAGGGCAATCGCAATAACTTTTTGATACATTTAGGTGGGATTTTACGCAAGCAATTAAATATTAGCCAGACAGACTATGTTTTAAATGTAATTAACAGACATTTTTGTAAACCCCCGTTGCCCCAAAGAGAGGTTAATTACATTATTAGGAGTTTAGACAGGTATATCAATAAAGATATTAACGAGTTATGCCATAAAATACTGGAGTATTTAAGAATAGTTGAAGAAGCTCATCCCATTGATATTAGGCAGGCGTTAGGGATAAGTAATCAAGGAGAAGAGAAAAAGAGGCTTGATGAAGCATTAGCTTTTTTAGTAAAAGAAGGATATTTAATAAAGGGAGGAGTTGGTCGTGGGGTTTATTATAAAATGTTATTTAAAGTCCAATGGAGAGACACCTTTGTAAATGAGAGTAGAGAGATTAATTTTAAAATGCCCTATTTTGATGATATAGCAATATTTAGAGACGGAGATTTGTTAATTCTCGGGGCTGGACCAAAAATAGGGAAAAGCCACTTGTGTATGAATATTATAAAAAGATTAGTAAATCAAGGGATTAAACCTTATTATGTTAATTTAGAGAGCGGAAACAGATTTGTAAATATTGCTTTGGCTTTGGGATTAAAAGAGGGGGATTTTTACTGGACAGTAAGTTTTGACCCAGAACAAATAGAATTAGAGGATAATGCCGTTACTCTTATAGACTGGATTAGTCCTAAAGATTTTGCCAAAACCGATAAAATTTTTAAAAGGTTGTCCGAGCAAGTGTTTAAACATAGGGGGGTTTTAATTACTTTTATGCAATTAAGAGAGAATGGAGAGTTTTTTGCTAAAGATTTAATCCCCCAATTCCCTGCTTTTATAGCAAAATATTTTTATGAAAAAGAAGATGATGGCACTTATGGATATTTTGATGTTGAGTATATGAGAGAGCCAAAAATAAATAGAAAAAGAGTAAAAATCCCTTGTGTTTATAATTTTGAAACTAAAGAGTTAAAAAGGTTAGACGAATTAAAAAATGAGCTGGAAAGATAAATTTCCTAAAGAAAAAAGATACTTTGAAACTGAAAGGGGCATTTTATATTGTGGAGATTGTTTAGAAATAATGAAAAAAATTCCAGAGAAAAACATTGATTTAGTATTAACTGACCCTCCTTATGGTATTAATATAGCAAAGGATGGAACTGTGGGGGTAGAAAGAAAGGCTAAATTAACTAATTATGGAAAACAAACTTGGGATTTTGCCCCTCCCAACAAAGAAGTGTTTGATACTATGCTTAGAATTTCAAAAAAAAGTATAATATTTGGTGGGAATTATTTTACAGATAAGTTGCCCGTTTCTAAATGTTGGTTGTGTTGGGATAAAAAAATTCCTAAAAATTTTACTAAAGCTCAAATAGAGTTAATGTGGACTAACATGACAACTTATTCACGAATTTATAGTGTATTGTGGCATGGTATGATAAGAGAACGATACCGTGGCGATGAACAAAGATTTCATCCAACGCAAAAACCTGTAAAATTAATTTGTGATTTACTAAGAGATTTTTCAGCAAACAACAGTCTAATATTAGACCCATTTATTGGGAGCGGCACAACAGCTGTAGCCTGCGAACAATTAAATCGTAGATGGATAGGAATAGAAATCAACGAAGAATATTGTGAAATAACTAAAAAGAGAATTAGTGTAGAAGTAAGACAAAAGAAACTCTGGTAGAAAATGAATAAATTAAAAGGTGAATTAAAAAAGGAGGTATGATATGACATTTGAAAGAAATGATTTGTATAATGAGATTAAAAGTAAAGTTGAGGAGTTTATTAATGAGTTTAGTGAGAGCAATAATATATCTAAAGACGCAGCTTTGGATTGGCTAATAGATATGTTAGACGAAGATTTATTTGGGGAGAAAGAATGAAGGTAGTATTTGATTTGGATGGAGTAATTAGGGATTTAAATCAGCTGTTGTTGGAGAGGTATAATGTCCCTTATCCTCAAACTTGGTATTGGTCTTATAAGGGTAAGGGAGTTTATGATTATGTAAAAGATGATTATAGTATATTAAGGGATGCTCCACCTACAGAGTATTTAGATGTGGTAAAACAATACACGAGATACCCAGAGTTTTGGACTAACCAGCCACAGGACTGGTTAAGACACACTTATAAGTGGCTACAAAAATATTTTGACGGTTATACTTTAATAATGTTGGGTCCAGAAGAAAAATACGACAAATTGATGAGAAACAAAGATATAATTTTAGTTGAAGATTATCCCAATTTTAGAGATTATAGCAGGATAATTTTAGTAGACAGACCATATAATAGGCAGGTGAATGCACCGATGAGAGTAAAAAACGCTGAGGAGTTTAGAAAACTATTAAATTTTTTAAAGGGGGGATTATAATGTTTAAAAAAATTAAGTATTTTATACAAAGAGGACGCAAAGGATACTCTACATTTGATTTATATAGTTTATCTTATTATTTGGCAGA